TTTTTAATTTCTTCAGAAATAGGGCAATCTGGCATTTGTGTCCAGTCTGACTCTTTTAGAAGAACATCACGCATTTCACGAAGCGCTTGAAGAAGTTCTTCTTGAGTTATTGCCGATTTGTCTGTAGCGCCTAAAGGCCAACCGTAAATTTGAATTAACATGTTATAAACCTATCAAACTAGAGACGACCTTGACATACGCGCTAGTTGTCGCAGCGTCTGTAACGGTTGCCTGAACCAAAACATTGTCACCACTTATGGAAGTAGAGATTGTCAAAGGAATGCGAGAAGCCCCTAACTCAATAACGCCGTACTCGGCAAGAGTCGGGGTGGTTCCGTTATGAATTAATAGAATCTTAGACACTGTATATTTTGAACCTTGAGTTACCTGGATGAGGAACTCTCCACTTCTCGCGACAATTTTACTAAAACTCGTGATGGTTGTTGCACTGTTTGTCGTAAGAGTGGTTTCTTGAGCAGAACCCGAGCCGCCACCATTTGACTCAACCCAGAACGAGTCAAAGTAAACAAAGGTTTTACCCGTATCCGACTCAAACCATATATCTCCCACAACAGGTGACGCTGGTGGAGTGTCAGAAACACGAAATACTCCCGTAGCGCCAGATGCACCCGTAGCACCAGAAGAACCAGTCGGACCTGTTGGGCCAGTTGGACCAGTCGCACCAGTAGGACCAGTAGGACCTGTAGCACCGATTAGTCCTTCTAGCCAAGATGCTTCAGTACCGTCCTCACCGTTTGCGACGGCAACCTCAAAAGCACTAAGACCAGTTGCACCAGTTGCACCTTGAGGACCAGTAGCACCTGTAGGGCCAGTAAGTGATTGGCCCGTAGGTCCTGTAGCACCCGTAGCACCAGGCGTGCCGGGAGTGCCGCTTGGGCCAGTATCTCCAGTAGGACCTTGAGGGCCGGTAGGACCTGTTGCGCCTGTCGCACCAGGGTCACCAGGGTCACCGGGAGTGCCGCTTGGGCCAGTATCTCCAGGCGGCCCTTGAGGACCAGGAATCCCCTCTGGACCTGTCGCGCCTGTTGCTCCCGCAGGACCAGTAGCACCTGTAGGGCCTGTTGCACCAGTTGCACCTTCTGCGCCTGGAGCGCCTTCTGCACCCGCAGCGCCAGGAGCGCCTTCTGCACCCATAAGACCTGTTGGTCCAGTTGCGCCTTCTGGCCCAGTCGCACCTGTTGCACCTTCTGGTCCAGTTGGACCAGTTGCCCCAGTAGCACCCGCAGGACCAGTAGCACCAACCTCACCAATGTCACGAATGATGAGCAATACTTCATGGTTGTTACTAAAGTTTGTGGTGCCCGTTCCGCTAGAAGTAACCAATGTAACGCCGTATTCAACATGTGTCGTTTGGTCGGTGACGCTAGTAACCGTCCATTCTTGATAGTTGGTGGAGTCACTCGCATCCTGGATAAACAATTCGTCGCCAGGCTGGACATTGTTTAAAAATATGTGTACATCAAGTCCGCTTTTATCAATGTCGTCCACATTGATTTGTGTTGCACTTGTTTGTGTAGCATTGTTCCAAAGCAGATAGGTGCTGCCTGGGTCGCCGCTTGTTGAACCAGTTTTTGCTTTGTAATCAAAGTATGAAGAAGATTGTCCACGCGGTCCTGTAACACCTGTTGCACCAGTTAAACCAGTCGGCCCAGTTGCACCAGTAATTCCAGTAGCGCCTGTTGCGCCAGTAGCACCTACCTCCGCAATTAATGTCCAGAACGTTCCCTCTGCTGGAGTATCTCCAGTGTTGCCACCGTTAGAGTTAATCCGATACCAAGTTTTTCCGTCATATGTTGCAATATCGCCAACTGCGTATGCGGCACCCACACTGTAAGCACCAGTAAAGTTCCATAGAGCACTGGCTCCAGTTGCACCTGTCGCTCCAGTTGCACCTACTGGTCCAGTTGCGCCAGTTGCACCAGTCGCACCAGTTGGTCCTGTATCTCCCGTTGCACCAATTCCAGTTGCACCAGTAGCGCCTGTTGTACCAGTAGGACCTGTAGCGCCTTCTGGTCCTGTTGCGCCCGTTGCGCCTTCTGGACCAGTTGCGCCAGCAGCGCCTGGTTGACCGATTAGGGTGAAACGCCAGTCGTCAGCAGAATACCCTGGTCCAGTTGGACCAGAAGGAATGTATTGTGCAGGAGCGACACGGATAGAAGTGTCTGTTACGACCTGTTCAATAAACCCTTCTATGTATTTATTTGGCTCCGAGACGCTGCGGACATTAACGTACTGACCATTTGCGTATGCCCCAGTTTCTTCGGTTGCAAACTCAAACCTGCCGCCACCGTCAGGACCAGATGGGCCAGGAGTATGCTCGGTAGTGGAGTAAACCTCATATCCAGGACCGGTCGGTCCAGTTGCTCCTGTTGCGCCGTCTGAACCTACATATCCATTTTCACCGCTTGGTCCTGTCGCGCCAGTAGGTCCTGTTGGACCAGTTGCTCCAGTTGGACCAGCATCACCCGTATAGGGAACAAACTTGGCACCATCAAATCTCAGGATTTGCCCAGAAGTTGCACCAGAAGTGTCAACTTCAATGCCGTCAATAAAGATGGCTGGGACTTTTAGGGTGTCGTCAGTTTTTAAGACATTGGCTTCGTCACGATAGAGGTTTACATCTCCACCCTGAGTTCCGTCACCCCAGACAAGACGACCGCCACCTTGAATTTGGAGTCTTGCAAAAGTGTCACCGTCTACAAAAATTGTCAACCCATCGGAGCCAGCAGAAGTTAAGTTCCTAACGGCAATAGGGGTTATAAATTTTTGAGCCATGACCTCAGTCGTTTCTCTTGTTAGTGCCCCTCAGGGCTAAACATTAAGCCTTTTTGCCGAATGCTGTGTCTTTTGGATTTAGGTAACGCATAATAACAGGAAGCGCTGCTGCCCAGAGAGCATTTGCCGCCATCTTGATGTCTCCAGTTGAAGCGTAAACCGCTACTGCTGCACCGAGGACGCTTCTTGCGTACGATGCTGCCATTGCTTTTTGTTCTGCTGTAATTTTCATAATTTCCTATCCTGTTACTACGATTGTGTATTCGTTTGCTGTAATTGTTCCCAACAGAACTACAGTGATTGCGTCTGCTGTTCTTGCAGTAACGTCTCCAATAACTATTTCTCCAGTTGAAACTTGGAAAATTTGCACAATAACATTAACGTTGCTGAAGTTGTGCTTGACTACAGTAGTTGAAGTTCCAGACGAACTTGCAGCACATCCCTGTTTGGCAATACGGGCCAACACGGGGGTTGAGGTGGTTGCCGATTCCGCAGCACCTGGGGTTTCAATACCGAGGTTCGTACGAGCAGTAGCGGCTGTTGAGCCACCAGTACCACCATGTTCTACAGCAACGTCCGTGGCTGCCCAAGTACCAGTTCCGATTGTTCCGAGTGTCGTAATTGAGTCTTGACCAACATAGGTAGAAGCAATGTCAATTGCATCTGCAGTAATTGCTGTTCTGTTGGCGGTTACGTTGACATTGATTGTGTTGCCGGATTGGCTAATACCATCACCGGCAGTAAACGAACCAGCACCAGAGAACTGGGTCCAAGCAATTGATGTTGAATCAATGGTAATAGTTCCATTGGTTGATACAACAAATCCCTTGTCAGAGTTGACTGAACCCTCTTCAACGAAAGTAAAAGTACCTGGCTTGAGTTCGCCTGTGTCGGCCGTACCATTGGCATCAGATGAACGTGATGCTGCACCAGATGTCGTCGCTACATAAATACCGTTTTCAAGTGCGGTACTTTGATTCTTTACGAGAACACGGTCACCAGCAACAAGTGTTACCCCGTCAATCGTGTCGCCAGCATTAAGGTCCGAGGAAAGGTTGATTGGGTCCGTTGTTGCAACTCTTACGGATTGCTTAACATCAAGACCTTGGCGAGCGGCGTCTACGTAGCCTTTTGTGGCAATGTGTGCGGCATCCGTTGGGGTAGCAACTTTAGCATTTCCGTTTGCGTCTCTTTTGACCAACTTGGAGGCAGTTGCATCTGAAGTTGCGTCTGTAAGCATTTGCCACATTGCCGCAGGTAGCAGACCGGCACTGTCTGTATCTGCAACATTAAGAGTGAGGGTTACCGTACCATTTGACTCGGAAACTGTAAGCGCTTCTGCGATTCCAGCACCGCCACCAGAAACAATCGTGTGAGGAAGAGATTTAAATGCAGAACCTGTGTACACCTTGATGGTGTCGGTGGCCGTATCGTATATAAGACGACCTTCAAAGTTGCCCGACGCTGGTTCGGTGGCCAGTTTTTCAAAAGTGGCATTGACTAGTTGATTTTGATTAAGGTCAATATTTGTTAAAAATTTTTGTGCCATTTTTCCTCTACTCTATGTGAGATATGCTTTTCCAGAAAATGCCGCAGAGAACGTCACCGTAACCTGAGTATTACTATTGTATTGTACATCACCAAATACATGGGTATCTGCAGAATCCACAATGGTTACCTGCGGTTTGCCTCCAAGTGTGTGAGTTATGACCCATGTTGCAGATGCGGTTCCCTGAACAAATTCAAGTCTGTTTGTAAGCGTGTTAGAAGGAGACGTTGAGCGAACAACAACAAGGTTTGGTGCATCTTGGTCAACGGTTACGATGTTTGGAGTATCTTGATAAATATTTACATTGTTTGGAAGTGTATTACTCATCGTGTCACCTCTAGGGAAAGAGTGAATGTTCCTTGAATAACTCTTGATACGAGTCCGGTAGAAGAAATGATTTCAAGGTCATAGACTCCGCTAGAAGTAAGCGCCGCAGTATCCGCAGCACTTATAGATAGCGCTATCAGACCGGCTGCGCCATTTATGGATATTCTTCCATTTTCGGTTGTCAATGAAATCAATGGGTCCCCATCGGTCGCTACCGTTCTTCTGACCTGCATCCGTGCCGTATGGTTTGTGAGTGGGTAAATCTCGTATTCCGCCGGGTCTTCTTCTGTTGGGGTTCTTGGCTGCTCAAGTGCTATGGTGCGTGCAAAACTAGACCCTTGCTGACAGAGTATGTTGTAATTTCCTGCAATCATGCGACCACCTTAAACCTCTTATATATTGTGCCTTATAGTGATGGCTACAAGGTGGCAGTACCCAAAACTCCAAAAGTACCACTACCAAGAGTTAATGT